CGACAGATTACGCGGCGGGTTATTTTACAATTAGAAATCAACGACTTACAAAGGGTTCTTAAAGGTAAGGATTAACTAAAACGCACCCGGATTCTTTTTTCGTGCTACGTCTTTTTTTTTGTCTGTTATCGCTAAAGAAAAAAGCAAACATGCCGCGCCTAAAGGAGGCCGCAAGACAAGCGACAGAAAGAAGACGCGACATGTTCACCCCGCTCATTGCATCAAATTGGATTACGCCGATTAGCGAATGATGATGCAACAAGCTACTCCATCAGTAACTAAATGGACGTATAGCGATGAAGTGCAAACACTATCGCACGATATCACACGCTATACAACGGGGTAACTATATGGATATGCAGCCAGTGGTTTTATCATCATGACAAAGCCAAAGCCTAAACAACTCTACAACCCGGCGTCCGATCCAGCCAACAAGCGCGAACTAACGCCGGATGAAAAACTAAAGGCGTCAAGTCTTAGACCCCCTTACGAAATCACCAAAGAGCAGCGCAAATACTGGAAGCGATACGCGCCGGAACTGGCAAAGCTGCACGTCATTACTGAATCAGATAAGGCCGCGTTACTTTTATTGTGTCGCGCCAGCGTGATGTACGACCAAGCCGCCGCCGATATCGAGCGGTATGGGACGTTAACCAATAGTGACAAGGGCGCACTCGTTCGTAACCCGTCGTTGTTGACGATGGAGAAAGCACAAATACAAGTCATGACATTGCTAAAACAATTCGGCATGACACCCGCCACACGTCATAACGTGTCAACGGTCGCGGCGGATGATGACGAACAAAACGGTTTTGATAGTTTTTAATCATGACGATTGAACGCGATCTACAAGCCTATGTTGATGGTGTGTTATCGGGCGATATCACGGCGGGAAAACTCATCATTGATTCAGTTCAACGTTATGTATTCGACGTTGAGACATGCCAGGATCGCGGGTTCTATTTTGACATCAACGCCGTTCAGCGCGTCGTTACATTCTTTAGATACCTACATCATTACAAGGGCAAGTGGAAAGGCCAACCGTTTATCCTGTCAGACTGGCAACTGTTTATTGTTGCTAACATCTTTGGATGGCGAAAGGTTGAAGATGGTACGCGGCGTTTTCGTTACGTCTATATAGAGGTAGGACGCAAGAACGGAAAGACTACGTTCGTTGCTGGCATCGGTTTATTCCTACTCACTAAAGACGGTGAAAACGCGGCCGAGGTATACACCGCTGCAACTAAGCGCGATCAGGCCCGGATACTTTGGGATGATGCTAACGCGATGGTATCCCAGAGCAAGGCATTACGCGAACACATTAAACAGTTTGCACACTCTCTGAACGTACCATCAACACACTCAAAGATGTTGGCGCTATCAGCCGACGCGCAAAGCATGGACGGGCTAAACGTCCACGCGGGTTTAGTCGATGAGTTACACGCTCACCCGAACGATAAAGTGTGGTCGATCTTAGACACGGCAACATCAGCACGACAACAACCGTTAATGATCGCCATTACTACGGCCGGTGTATCGCGGCACTCGTTCTGCTACAAGTTACGAGAATACGCAAGCAAGGTATCGCGGCGCGTTCTCGATGATGATTCTTTTTTTGCTGTTATCCATACATGCGATAAAGGCGACGACTGGAAAGAGGAAGCCACGTGGCGCAAAGCTAATCCTAATTTCGGCGTGTCGATTAACGCGCAAGACCTTGCAGCTAAGGCAGCGAAAGCCGCTGCTATGCCTAGCGAGTTAACTAACTTTCTCATTAAGCATTTATGTGTGTGGGTATCCGCTGCTAACAAGTGGTTGATACCGGATAAGTGGATCGCCTGTTATGAAGACTACACAGAGGAAAGCTTGCAGGGTGGTGTGTGTTTCGGCGGGCTTGATCTTTCGAGCCGGTCTGATTTGTCCTCATTCACTCTGGTATTCTCATCGGATGATCGACAAGAATTTAAAACCATTGGCCGCTATTACCTTCCCGAAGCTGCCGTATTAGAGCGCGTTGAACGAGCGGGCATCCCCTACGATCAGTGGGTACGTGAAGGATTCATTACCGTTACACCCGGCGATACGATTGACTATCGTTTTATTAAGCACGACATCTTAGAGCTATGTGCAAAGTATACCGTGTTAGACATTGCGTTCGATCCGTGGAATAGCTCGCAACTTATTACAGAGCTGCAAGAAGAAGGCGTTGTTATGGTCGCGTTTCGCCAGGGCTTCGCTAGCATGTCACCCGCTATGAAGGAATTAGAACGCCTCGTTTTATCGCGCTCATTTAAGCATAACGATAACCCGGTGTTGAATTGGGCGATTGATAACGTAAGCGTAACGCAAGACCCGGCCGGAAATATAAAGCCCGATAAATCAAGTAGCACTGAAAAGATTGATCCGGTTGTCTCTCTCATTATGGCAATAGGTCGAATAACATCAGCGGAAAAAGCGGGCGCTAGCGTGTATGAAGAACGCGGGTTACTTACTTTTGGATGACAGACTATGAAAGACATTACAAACAAACACATTATTAAAACGTTTATCGGCGGTGTATCCGTTATCAAAGACGCTCATGATAATGATCCAGATATGAACACGCCAACACGTACGGTAAAAGTGACCATCACCACTGAACAAGAAGACCGTGACACAGACGTGATCCGAACTGCTGGTATTGACTTAACCAATTACAAAAACAACCCGGTCGTATTGTTTAACCATAACCGCGAATACCCTATCGCCCGTGCTATATCCATTGAGCACAATGAAACAAGCATTGATGCCGTCACGCGCTTTGCCGATCCGGGTATCAGTAAGAAAGCGGATGAGGTTTTTGGACTGATTAAAAACGGCATCATTAACGCGGCGTCAATTGGTTTTAAGGTTGTCGACTACACAGACTATGGTGATTTTGGTTATGACTTTTTAGAAACGGAATTACTTGAATTCTCTTTCGTCCCTATTCCCGCTAATGCGAACGCACTCATTATTGAACGCCGTAGCGTCCTAGATTACACCCCGCAGCCATTGAGCTGTAACCCAAACCTTGCACGACTAAAGCGCGATCAACGTATCAGATTGTTAAGACTAGCCGCGTAATTTTAAAACAACTCGGAGGCATGATGGCACTATCAGAATTACAGCAAACTCGAAACGATAAAGTAATAGCACTACGCGCTTTGAATGACTTAGATGATTTTAATGATGAAACATTAAAGCAATTCGACGCGCTCGAAACAGAGATAGAACACATTAATGCACGTATTGAACGCGATCAACGAACACTAAAACAAGAAGCGCTCAACGCGTTATTTGTTAAGGACACGACAACAACCCCAACACACAGCACACCGATTGAGGGCGTTATTGTAGCGCCACGGGAAAAAACAGAACCCGGTATTCGCTTTGCTCAAATGGCACGTGCCGTTGCAGCCGGAAACGGGTTGCAGCAAAACTCGATTAATTGGGCGTCGAAAGCCTTTGGCGAAAGTCATCCCGTGACTAAACAGCTTCTTGCGGGTAGCGGTACAGGCGTTAACCTAGTACCTGAAGACTTTGCGACAGAGGTTATAGAACTGTTACGCGGTCGTACATCGGTACGCGTATTAGGCGCTCGAACTATCGGTATGCCTAACGGCAACTTAACACTGCCACGGCAGAACGGCGCAACCTCAGCGGCATACATTGCAGAAAATACAGCGCGTGATATTGATATCGCAAGTTTTGAATCGTTACAGATGACCGCTAAAAAACTAATATCAATGACCGCATTATCGAACGAGCTGTTAATGTGGAACACCTACAACGCCGATGCACTGGTACGCGATGACTTGTTACAAGTTATGGCGCTCGCTGAAGACTCGCAATTTCTACGTGGTACGGCATCGCCTACAGAACCTACCTCGTTACGTGAGGTAATAGTTGCGTTCGGCAATACGCGTACCGTAGTGCCGGGGACATCACCCACACTACAGACCGTCAAGTTTGATTTAGGTGCAGCCGAGCAAGGCTTGCTCGATGCAAACATACCCATGATCAGACCCGCGTGGACATTCTCGCCCCGCACCTACATGTTCTTGAAGAACCTTGTTGATGGGAATGGTAATGCGGCCTTCCCCGAAATGAACACAGGCACATTGCGAGGCTATCCCTTCGTACAGACCACGCAAGTACCTAGTAATCTAGGCGTAGGTAGCGATGAGTCGGAAATTTACTTTGTCGATTACAACGAATGGTTGATAGGGGAAAACGCCTCGATGATGATGGAGACCACTAGCTCAGGGTCAATCCAAGTAGCCGGTGCTTTAGTGTCTACGTTCGCCAATGACCTAACCGCTATCCGCATTATCTCTCATCATGACTTTATGGCGCGACACGAAGCGGGTGGTTTTATTCTTGAGGGCGTCCAGTGGTCGGCGTAACTCTATCCTATTTCCTTCACGCGTCCTTAACCGGGCGCTTTTTTTTGGAGTCAAAAAACAATGCAATCTATTACGTTTAATCATCCCGTACATATGCTGAACGGGTGTACCTATGCTAAAGGCGATATCGCCGGTTTTCCTGACAACGTATGTCAGCGCATTGTTGCGCGTGGCCTGGCAGTGCTGACACCATCAGCAAGTAAGGGGCGACGCAAAGGCCCAATTAATAAAGTGATGACAGCCGATAACACTGAATCCAATTATGAAACTAAGCTGGCTTAATCCGTTTAGCAAAGCCGCTGAACCATCAGAGACTAAAAGCACCCACGCGTTAGGCGTTGATGATTGGTTTCGCGGCGCATTCGGTAGCATCAATAGTTCATCCGGCGTGGCAGTCTCTACCACGTCGGCATTACTTGAACCTACACTCCTAGCCGCGTTTAGAAACTTTAGTGAAGACGTTGCAAAGATCGACTTAACGATATACGAGCGCCTACCGAATGGGCGTTCACGTGTTGCGGTCAATCACCCCTTACACCGCGTGTTTGCTTTTGCGCCTAATAGTTTTCAATCACCGTTCGAGTTTATCGAGTACACCGAATTTAAACGACAGCAACACGGTAACGCCTATTGCTTAATCCTACGTAATAACGCGGGAGCAATCACAGAGCTAGTACCGATTGATCCTGTACGCGTACAACCTGTCTATAGTCCTGATGGCGCACTATTCTGGCAAGTCAGCGGCGGGGATCAATTCGAGAATTCCCAACTAGCGCCCTTTATTGAACAAGGCTTTTTTACTATCCCGCAAGAGTTTGTATGGCATTTAAAAGCATTGCCTTCACGATCCGGCGTCATGGGTGTGTCGGTCATCGTCCCCGGCGCTGAGTTGTTAGGTAGTGCATTAGCACAACAAACACAAACTGGATCGCTTGCAAAGAATCAATCACGTCCAGCGGGTGTACTTAAACATCCAGGGCGTATTAGTGAAGAGGTTGCAAGGCGTTTAAAGGAGGCGTGGAACGAACAATATCAGGGTAGCCAACAAGTCGCAAAGACCGCGCTACTTGAAGAGGGGATGGAGTTTGAGACGGTCGCGATAACAGCGCAAGACAATCAATGGAATCAACAACGCAAGTTTACCGTTGAACAAATTGCGAGGCTATGCCGTATGCCATTAACCAAACTGCAAAACCTAGACAAAGCGACGTACTCGAACGCTGAACAAGAAAGCCTAGCGTATTTAAGTGACTCGTTGATGCCGATCTTTGAGCGATGGGAATCTAGCATTAACCGCTGGTTACTATCACCTAGCGAACAACACACCTACTACGCGCAATTTCAGACAAAGCAATTACTACGCGGTGATATCAAGGCGCGTTTTGATTCTTACGCGGTAGGGCGTAACTGGGGCATCTTCTCGGCGAATGAACTACGCGTAGCCGAGGGACTTAACCCCGTCGATAACGGCGACGATTTATTACAACCACTAAACATGATCCCGATAGGGACAGAGCAAGCTATGCCTAACGAGCAACAATTAAGCATAGATGATGTAGATGAAATTATTAAAAACGTTATACACCATATTGACTCAGCAACCACGGAGAAACACAACGATGATTGACAAAACCAAACACCAGCCGGGAACGACAGACCAACACGACGACCATCACCCAGGGCATCACGACGACCATCCACCATGTCCTGAACATTATCACCGCTGCTACACCGCTACATTCGGTTACACCGACTGCCCTGATAAGTGTTGCCCCGAACCTCATAAACCCGTAACCAAGACGCTTAAAATCCCGTGCGGCTCGGATGATCCCTCGCCACAAATCGCAGCCTATTTAGCTATTCCCGGAAATGCGGACGATCATATTGTACAAGTACTTGATCTAGGGCGCGACGGGTGGTTGTTGATTATCGACCACTACTAAACAAAAACCCATTCAACCCCTAGGAGGCTTGCCAGATGAAACGATTATTAGTATTGCCAGGACTAGCCGCGTTGCTATTTAGCGTATCGGTTAACGCCGGTAATTATATCGGCGTTGATGTCAGCATGGTTGAGATGGACTACGACGCGCCGCTAAATACAATCTTTGAGAATGATGACGCCGGCTACGGGTTTCAGTTTGGCGACGCCGAGGCACTAGCAAGTTTCCCATGGGGTGGTGTTGGCTATGAGGTTAGCTACACAGACTTTGGCAACTATGAC